CACTCACGCCCTCTTTTATCTCACTTTTGTACCTTGTGTGTGTGTACCTTGTGTATATATGTGCTCTCAAGTGCTCCTGCAGTGCTCTCAAGTGCTCCTGCAGTGCTCTCAAGTGCCCCGCGGGGAGGCTCATTTTGGCTCGCGTGATATAATATATAGGCTCATACGCAGATTGGAGAGAATTTGGGGAAAATCTGTTGTTTACTAGAGAAATTCTAGAAACTGGAGGTGCGGGAAGGGACTTTAGACTTTATTTAAGGTTTACTATTGACATTCATCGGAAAGTATGCTATAATATTACTATAGATTAAATAAATATTCACCTAAAAGGCTTCTCTTAGAAATAACCTTTATTATCATTCTAATTTTTCCATTTTAGTTGAAACTATAGTATACTAAGGAGATAGGATGTCTAAAAAGAATAAAGGTTCACCCAATTTGTACAAGGGTATGAAGAGTTTAAACCCTAATGGAAGACCCAAGGGCAGTGTTAATAAGTTTACAGCCCTTAGTAGAGAGTTGATGTCTAATAGAGGACCAGAAATTGTCCAGAAAGTAGTAGATATGGCACTCGAAGGTGATAGGACTTGTCTTAAAATGTGTATGGATAGGATTATTCCTACCACAAAAGCAGTAGAATTTAGGTCTTCAGAAGATAGAGGTAATGTTATTATTAATGTTGGTGGTCTTGAGGCTAAGAAAGTAGAGATAGAAGAGAAAGACCAGAAAGAACTAACATATGATGATGGTGTTATAATAGAAGAAGCTGATATTGACAAAACAATTGTAAGTATTGGTAATGGCTAAAGAGTTAGATGTACAATTACATCCAGCACAGCTAGAAATCTTCAATAGCACTGCCCGATTTAAAGTTGTAAGTGCGGGTAGGCGATTTGGAAAGTCCAGACTAGCAGCGTGGATACTTATAATCAAAGCTCTTCAGTCGGAAAGTAAGGATGTCTTTTATATAGGTCCTACTTTTCAACAAGCTAAAGATATTATGTGGAATATGCTCAAGGAACTCCTGCAAGGGACAGACCTTATAGAGTCAACCCACGAAAATACAGCTACTATGAAGTTAGTTAATGGTAGAAGGATTAGCTTAAAGGGCAGTGACCGACCCGATACCTTAAGAGGTGTTGGATTGGCTTATGTCGTACTAGATGAGTATGCTAGTATGAAGGTAGAAGTGTGGGAACAGATTATAAGACCTACGCTTTCAGATGTAAAAGGTGGTGCACTATTTATTGGGACACCTGCGGGAAAGAATCACTTCTATGATTTGTTTCTTGAAGCAGAAAAAGATGAAGACTGGGAAGCATTTCAGTTTACATCCATAGATAACCCTCTAATAGACCCTGAAGAAGTAGAAGTTGCTAGAAGAACTATGTCTACTCAGGCTTTTAGACAAGAATTTGAAGCCTCTTTCGTAAGTTTTACTGGAGGTATATTTAAAAATGAATGGATTAAGTATGATGAGAATGAACCCGAAGAGGGTAATTACGTTATTGCGGTTGACCCTGCGGGGTTTGAACAGGTGGAGAAAGAACGTGGTCTCAAAGGTAGTAAGCTAGATGAGACAGCTATATCAATCGTTAAAATCTCTGCTGATAAGTGGTGGGTTAAAGATATACTCCACGGTAGATGGGGCATTAAAGAAACTGCTTCTAAAATACTACAGGCTGCAATTGAAAATCAAGCAACTACTGTAGGAATTGAATCCGGTGCGTTAAAGAACGCTATACTTCCTTATTTGCAAGATGAGATGAGGACACAAGGTAGATGGGTAGTCATAACAGATGTAACCCACGGAGGAAAAAGAAAGGCAGATAGAATTACTTGGGCTCTTCAAGGTCGAATGGAGCACGGTAAAATTACTTTTAATCGTAGTACAAGTTGGAATGCGGAACTAGAGACACAGTTAATGGAGTTTCCTAGTAAGGGAACACACGATGACATTATTGACTCACTCGCATACATAGACCAAGTTAGTGTAGCAGATTTTATGCACACAATAGAATTAGAAGAGGAGTGGGAACCATATGATGAAGTTGCAGGATACTAATGGAGACTGAAAACAAATATCAAGGACTAGCAGGATGGCTTAACACTCGTTTAGAAGAGTGGAGAAACCATAGAGATTCTAATTATTTAGATAGTTGGGATGAGTATTATCGTTTATGGAGAGGTATATGGAAAGCTAGTGATAAGACTAGACTAGCTGAGAAATCTAGAATTATATCTCCGGGATTACAACAAGCAGTTGAGTCTTCTGTAGCTGAAATCGAAGAGGCTACATTCGGAAGAGGTAAATGGTTTGATATCAAAGACGATATGCTAGACCAGAACCCTCAAGACGCTGAGTATGTACGCAATCTACTGCAGGAAGACCTAGAATCTACAGGTGCTAAAGATGCTCTATGTGAAGTATTCCTCAATGGTGCTGTATATGGAACTGGTATTGGAAAGATATCTATAGAAGAGAATACTTGGAAGTATCCAGTAGAAGTTCCAATAGAAGGGACTATGGTTACTGAAAGAATACTACAAGAAGATACTGTAGTAGATGTAAAAGTAGAAGCAATCAGTCCAAAAGAATTTCTTATTGACCCTTCTGCGGTTAATATACAAGAGGCATTAGGTGTCGCCCACGAAGTTATCAAGCCTAGACATAGCATCATTCAAGGTATCGAAGATGGAACCTATAGAGATGTTGTTATTGAAGGTGACTATAATATAGATAGATTAAAAGGTTTTGACCCTGAAGAATCTAGACCTGACGCATCAGACCAAATCAAAATTACTGAATACTGGGGTAAAGTACCAGCTAGATTCCTATCAGAGAATGAATTAATAGATGACTTTGAATATAATGAAGATGAATTAGTAGAAGCAGTTGTTACTATTGCTAATGATAATCATATATTAAGAGCAGAAGCAAATCCATTTATGATGGAAGATAGACCTTTCATTAGTTACCAACACGATATCGTACCAAACAAGTTCTGGGGGAGGGGTGTTTGTGAGAAGGGATATAATCCACAGAAGGCATTAGATGCGGAAATGAGAGCTCGTATTGACTCTTTAGCTCTGACTACTACACCAATGTTAGCAGCCGATGCGACAAGACTCCCTCGTGGAGTTAAACTAGAAGTCAGACCGGGTAAGACTATTCTTACTAATGGCGACCCTAGACAAGCAGTAATGCCATTAACATTGGGTAGCACCGACCAAAATACTTATACACAAGTAGCGTCATTACAGAATATGATTCAAATGGGTACTGGTGCTTCAGATACTACACAAGCTAGTGCGGAAAGAGCCACATCTGCTGGTATGTCTATGCAGCAGTCTTCGGCAATTAAGAGACAGAAGCGTACTCTAATGAATTTCCAAAACACATTTCTTATTCCAATGATAAATAAATGTCTATGGAGGAAGGTCCAGTTTGATGTTGAGAGATATCCTGTAGCAGATTATAAGTTCGTACCTTATTCTACTATGGGTATAATGGCTAAAGAATTAGAAGCTCAACAGATGGTTAGCTTACTACAGTCTATACCTAAAGATTCTCCAGCATTTAATATTATATTAGTATCCGTATTCCAAAACTCTAGTATGCACAACAGAGAACAGATAGTACAGGCTCTTATGCAGGGTATGCAACCTAACCCACAAGAAGAGGAGATGGAACAGATGGCTAAAGAACTTCAACTACAACAGCTACAAGCAGAAGTTCAGAAGACTATGGCGGAAGCTCAAGAAGAATCAACTAAGGCTATGAAGAACGCTGCAGAAGCAGGAGCAGCACAACCAAATGAATTAGTTATTCAAGAGAAGTTCCTTAAATTGCAGAAAGATTTAGCACAGATTGATAAACTAAGAGCTGATACAGAGAATACTCAGAGTGAGACTATGAGAAATATTCCAGAGATTGAGCATCTTAAGTCTGAAACATTATTAAATATAGCAACAGCGACAGAAAAGTTACAAGGATAATATGTCCGTAAATAAAACTGACGAAGAATTTTATAGAGATAGAGTTGAACTATTAGAAACTGAAGGATGGGCTGACCTTATAGATGAATTAAAGGTTATGTCTGAAGCAGTCAAGAGATTAGATTCTATCGAAAATGAAAAGGACCTGTGGTTCGCCAGAGGTCAGTTGTCTATTCTAAGACAGATGATTGTTTTAGAAGATGCAACAAAAGCAGCGATGACAGAACTAGATAATTAGCGTCATCTTTTTACAACTTCATAACCCACAGAGGGCGGAGACAATGATATGAGCAAAATAGTAGTAGACCCTGTTGAAGAATCAGCAGATATAGAAGTAGAAGACACAGTAGAACCAGATGAAACCCTAGAGGCTGGGGAAGCAGAAACACAAGAACCTGCTTTTGAAGTCCCGGATAAATTCTCTGGTAAGAGTGTAGAGGATATAGTCAAGAGCTATCAAAACTTAGAACAAGAACTTGGACGTAAGAGCCAAGAGATTGGAGAGTTGAGAAGTTTATCTGACAGTTTCCTTAAAGCTGAAATATCTCGCAATGACCCACAGACAAGTCAAGCGAACCAAAACTCAAACAACGAAGGAACAGAGGAAGATTTTTTTGAGGACCCTAATAAAGCGGTTAATTCTCTAATAGAAAAGCATCCGAAGTTTCAGGAGTTCCAAAAATTCCAAGCTCAACAACAACAAGATACGAGCAAGGCACAATTGGAACAGACTCATCCAGACTATGTAGACATCGTACAAGATACTAAATTTCAGGATTGGGTTAAAGCTAGTAAGTTTAGAGTGAACTTATTTGAGGAAGCTGATAAGTATAACTATGATGCAGCCGATGAATTATTGACACACTGGAAAGAGCGTTCAATGATTGATAAGACGCAAGAAGT